GATGTTCCAGGGTACTAGTGTCATTCCCACCGCATTTTTTGCCATCGCGATCGGTGAATATCCCACCAGACCGTCGAAGCCAAGTCCTGGTATATGCAAAACATCCTGTTTTCGGAGGACCACTGTTCCGTAGTCCTTGAAGTTTGGATTCTCGTCCGAGGTTCGAGCATAGGTATAAAAAATCTCACCACTTTTATCCCTGCTAACACTCACCTTGTTTGGTAAGAGAGGATATAGCCCAAGCACCCTTCCAGCGCCGTCACGTATGACCTGTACATAGGCATTCCCCCAGATGAGCAAATGGCTCATTAGCGTTTCTCTAAACACAAATGACGTCATTTCACTGTTTGGTTCATCGTGGAGGATGTGATAAAGCGGATGGTCATAGACCCTTTCCTTTCCTCCCTCTTTGTAGCGGTAAATATGAAGCGGCAGAGAAGCCAAAGCCTCTGACAGAATCCGCACACATGAATAAACCGCCGTAGTTTGCATGGCTGTAAACTCATTTACGCTCTTTCCGCTTGTGGTAGGTCCGAATAAAAAGGTGTAATTCGAGCCAGTATAATAGTCACTAGGCTTGTCTCTTGCCTTGAAAATCTTTGAAATAATAGGTATATTCATTGGCTGCACCTCCAAATAAGCTCTTGTTCTTTAAAGTTTCTATAAAAAAAGAAGCCCGCGATCGTTATACACAGACTCCTCTCTATTGTCGCTACCGCATCGTAACGCGCGATCTAATGCCATTATCGTTGCGACAGCTCCGTCAATTTTTTCTGTACTCTTCTCTTTGTCCGGTTTGATGTTCCCGGCAGGATCGGTTCGGATAAAGATATTGTCCATCATCCATCGGAGAACAGGATGCCCTCCATGAGCCAGCTTTTCTTCCAGCGTCAGTTTCATGAGCTCCTTTGTCGGTGGAGACATGTCTTTAAATCCCTGGCCGAAAGGAACAACTACAAAACCCATGCCTTCAAGATTCTGAACCATTTGTACAGCTCCCCACCGATCAAAGGCAATTTCTCTAATGTTGTATTTCTCTCCAAGTTTCTCTATGAATGCTTCAATAAAACCATAGTGAACAACATTACCATCTGTGGTCTTCAGGAATCCTTGTTTCTCCCAAATGTCATATGGCACATGATCGCGCCGTACACGCAGATCAATATTTTCTTCTGGCATCCAGAAGTAAGGCAGAACGATATACTTGTCGTCCTCTTCTTCTGGTGGGAAAACCAGTACAAATGCTGTGATATCCGTTGTACTGGAAAGATCGAGTCCGCCATAGCAAACGCGTCCAGCAAGCGAATCGGGATCGGTTGTGAATGAGCACTTATCCCATTTATCCATAGGCATCCATCTAATCGCCTGCTTGACCCATTGATTGAGTCGTAGCTGCCTGAAGCTGTTTTCCTCTGCAGGATTTTGTTTAGCACTCTCACAGGCTGTCCGCACCTTATCAATACCCACTGTAATTCCAAGCGAGGGATTTGCCTTTTTCCACACCTTTGGGTCGGTCCAGTCATCCAATTCATCCGCTCCAAAAATTATGGGATAAAAGGTCGGATCAAATTTTCTACCATCAAGAAGATCTTGTGCTTTTTGATGAATCTCATAACATATGCTGTTCGTATCGTTACCGGCTGTGGTGATAAGAAAATACAGTGGCTGCATTCTTGCGTCACCACTTCCTTTGGTCATAACATCAAAAAGCTTTCTGTTAGGCTGTGTATGGAGCTCATCGAATACTACGCCGTGGGTGTTGAATCCATGTTTGTTTGAAACATCTGCCGAAAGCACCTGATAAATACTCCCAGTAGGCAAATATATTAATCGCTTTTGCGAATCAAGGATTTTCACTCGCTTTGATAGTGCCGGGCATAGTCTCACCATGTCAGCCGCCACATTAAAGACGATAGATGCCTGGTTACGATCCGCAGCGCAGCCGTAAACCTCAGCTCGTTCTTCACCGTCACCGCAGGTAAGAAGAAGTGCCACAGCAGCTGCAAGCTCCGACTTGCCCATCTTTTTAGGTATCTCAACATAAGCTGTGTTAAACTGCCGATACCCGTTTGATTTGATGGTCCCGAATACATCGCGGATGATTTGTTCCTGCCAGTCAATGAGCTCAAATGCTTTTCCTGCCCATGTCCCCTTTGTATGTGATAAGCACTCTATAAATCCGACCGCGTAGTCAGCTAATGTTTTGTCATAATGGCTATCTTTGCTCATAAATCTGGTCGGTTTGTATTTCTTCAGCTTTCGTATACGCGGTCACCTCCTTCAATTTATAGACGACAAAAGAAGCCCCGGAAGGCTTCTTGTATGTCATTTCTTGTATTTTATAGTTCGCCGGTGAGAATAAAGTGGCTGTATTTCTCTTTATGTTCCTCAAGGAATGTCACAAGCTCAAAGTATCCTCGCTCATAAGCCATCCGCTGAACCATTGGGGTATCGAACATATTGGTTTCACCGGACTCTCTTATAACTAAAATCTGTCTTATTATCCGATCTTTCGGGCTTTCTGTACCAGGATAGTAGGCTGCATAGCGTGCGTAATCGTAGCCTTCGCTTTCAACCAGTATACCTTCATCAGTTCCTCTAGCTTTGACCAGAATACAGTGCCATACCTTATCGGTATCCATGAACATCTTATCAACGCGCTGGGCTATGAAGTCATGGTCATCAAGGAGGCTCTCGGAAAATGCTTTGAACTCTTCTGGCTCAAGCTCTACCACTTCCTCGATAGCAAATTGACTGCCGCTCTCTTTTTCGTAACCCTTCAAGTCATCTATTGTACTGGCTTTTCTAACAAAATATGCCTTCACTGTTTTTCCTCCTCACATGAATCTTTGACTATTTCACATGAATCTTCGCCATAAGCTACACCGAGGCTTGAACCGCAGTCCCAGGAAACATGAATGGTCCCGATATCATCAACTCCAGTTACTGTGCCTGTCTCACCAAGACTTAGTTTGGTGTAGGGATCATTCATTCGAAGCAACTTCACTCTCGTTCCCCGTGTGTACTTTGTTTTAAGCTGCAGAAGTCTTTCTGGAGAAATGATACGCATTTTATTCAACCTCCTTTTGTTTGGCTTCACCGCTTTTGAAAGCCGAGCTTCCTGTCAGTTTAGAAAGTAGGATTTTGCGCTCGTCCTTATACTGATCCCCGATGAAACCGAGTCTTAGCAGGAAGCATCGGAAAGCATATTTTTCATTTTCGATTACCCTAGCCTTTGTAGTGACACGTTTTTGTTCCCTTGCCAGTTCTGCCAAGGAGCAGATGAAGTGTGAGTATGCTTTGATTTCCTCAGGTGTTACCTGGAATGGGAACCATAGGAAGCTCACTCGTTCATCCGTAACTTCAAGCGGCAGTTCCTCAAGCTGAAGAGCTTTCTTGATAAGTTCGCCTTTGCTTTCCAGGAGCTGCTTTAAATTTTCAAGGCTTCTGTCTGTGAATGTAGTTCTTGGCAATTCGATAACAAGTCCTTCAATTGGGACTGTAGGTTGCTCAGCTTTTTCAGGCTCATCTGTTAAACTTTCTACTGGAATTGTTTCTGTAATTTCCGCTTCAAAATCATGCTCTGCGAGTCTTTCAATAAGTAGCTCAAGTTTACTTATGTCCGCACCGTCTTCGAAGATGAGCTCTCCATCTTTGCTGAGGGTGTAGTTGCCGACCCGGTATGCGCAGGAAGGAACACCTAAGTATTTTGCTGAAGAACCTGTAATTTCACTTATGAGTTGGACCAGACGTTTGCGTTCAGCACCGATAACGTTAAAGTTGATTGTCATGATATTGACCTCCTTTTTTCTTGGTATCACATATATCACTCTAAAAGCACAATATATCAAGCCATAATCGAGAAATTTATGTACCAGTTGAGCCGGAGGAAACTATGATTTATCATCCGATTTATCGTACTTCATATCATAAAAATGAGCGACCTCTGGGAAACTTTCCTCGAAATCGCTCAAATATTTAAAACAGGCGCTGGCAATGCCGTTTAGCTCCGCAAACTCCCGCAGGCTTTTCATTTTGTAGAAACTCGGCTGATTGCACCAACGTGCTATGGTGATATACAATCCTCGGTACGGGCTTTCGGAGTATCGGGCGAAGCGCATTACATACGGGAGACACCGGTTTCGCATCAGAATTTCGATGCGGGTAAACAGGTCAAATATGTCCTGGCGCCAGAAGGTTAAGTCCCATCGCTCTGTTCGGTCAAAGCCGCAGAAGCAGTAGAACTTCATAACTTCATTAGTGTAACGGCGGGCGAGCTTAATCTTTTGTTCAATTAGTTCTGCGTCTGCCACGTTGTCAAAGGCGAAAATGTAATCGCCGTCGTACTTGCTACCGAACAGCGTCGCGCATTTTTCGTCGGTGAGCAGACGCTCGTCGAGACCCTGTTTAAATTGGAAGGGTCTGCCGGTCTCTTGAAGCTCACTCAGCAGGCGCTGCCAGTCAGAACAACCAAAGAAGTTATCATCCAGCAGGCATATCTTCTTTCGATCGCTATCGATGAACTCCGATAGCGGACTGTGAAACCGCACCCGGTCATAGTTCTGGTTTACACAGAAGCCACATTTGCGAAAGCAGCCACGAGTCAGGAAACCGATTGAGTAATCAGTGTAATAGGAAAAGTTTCTCGCTTTCTTTCCTGCGGCAATTTGCTCCGCCACCCAGCTATCATAAAAATGGTAGTCAGGCATCTGGTGCTCGACCACTTCCGGCAGTGCAGGCGCTTTGTCATAGAAAAAGCCGGTACCGCCGTAGCTAACATTTGGCAGCTTCAAAGCGGAATCCGGCACTGGAGTGTCCATGAAAACTTTAGATATATATATATGGTCGAAAACATCCAAGCCACCGTAGTCAGTTTTGAGCACCACCTCATCACCGAGCATCTTGTGGTGGTGCGAGAGTTTCATACAAGCGAGATTCGGAAAGCGATGACGTTTGCGTCCGATCAGATCTGCGTCAAGAATTCCTATCAACACTGGCGGACACCTCCGCATAAGAGTAGAGCACATCGTCGCGCTGCACAGAAACCTTGTCAGCAGTGCCAACCTGCTCGATAAATCGCTTTACGATAACATCACAAAACTTCTCATCGAGTTCGATGGTGTGACATATGCGGTCAGTCTGTTCACAGGCAATCAAGGTTGAGCCCGAGCCACCAAATGGATCGAGAACAATGCAGCCCGTCATGCTTGAATTAGTGATCGGGTTTGCAATCAAGGCTACGGGCTTCATAGTTGGGTGGTCACCGTTTTTCTTGGGTTTATCAAATTCCCAGATGGTCGATTGCTTGCGGTCTGAGTACCACATATGCTTGCCTTTTTTCTTCCATCCGAAGAGCACCGGCTCGTGCTGCCACTGGTATGGGGATCTACCAAGAACGAGGCTCTGTTTCTTCCAGATGCATGTACCCGAGAGATAAAAGCCAGCATCCGAGAAGGCCTTTCTGAAATTCAGACCTTCAGTGTCTGCATGGAACACATAAATAGAGGCGTCCTGTGCCATAACCTCTTCCATGCTTTTGAATGCATCAAAGAGGAAGGTGTAGAACGCTTCATTGCCCATATTATCATTTTTGATTTTGCCAGCTGATCCTTCGTAATTGACATTGTATGGGGGATCTGTGACTATCAGATTTGCTTTCTTTCCATCCATCAGGACTTTATAGGTCTCAGGCTTAGTGCTGTCACCACAAACTAGACGATGATTTCCTAACATCCAAACATCGCCTGACTGAGTTAGTGCCGGCTTTTTCAGCTCTGCATCAACATCGAAATCATCTTCTTGGATATCGTCGTCGTTTGTCAGAAGCTTGTTGAGTTCAGCCGGATCAAATCCTAGCAGTTCAACATTAAACTCCATGCCCTGAAGACTTTCAATCTCTAACCTTAAAAGTTCTTCATCCCACCCTGCATCCTCTGCATAACGGTTGTCAGCGATGATATATGCTTTTTTCTGAGCTTCAGTCAAGTAGTCTACAAACACACATGGGACCTCTGAAAACCCTTCTTCCTTGGCGGCAATCAGACGACCATGTCCAGCAATCACACTGTAATCCCGGTCGACAATGATGGGATTGACGAAGCCAAACTCCCTAAGGCTAGATCGAAGCTTGGTGATCTGTGCAGGAGAATGAGTCCTTGCGTTATTTATATATGGTACCAGTTCCTGGATAGGTACCAGCTTCATATCACTGGTTGTCTTGCTCAAATCGCATCACCGCCTCTTTAAGTTCTTTATACTTTCTGACATCCTCCCAAGGGTACAAGCAGGATGAAAAATGACCATACACCGCTGTTTCCTTATAACGAGGGAACCGCAGATCAAGTGTTTCAATAATTGCTGCCGGACGAAGGCACCATACTTCCTTGATCGCTTCGCGAAGTATCGCGTCAGAAACTGTTCCTGTTCCAAACGTATCAACTTCGACCGATACGGGATCAGCCTTTCCAATGGCATAGGCAATATTGACTTGGCAGCGCTTAGCAAACTCACACCAGACGATATGCTTGGCAATGTTCCTGGCCATGTAAGCTGCGGACCGGTCAACCTTTGTTGGGTCTTTCCCACAGAAGGCACCGCCACCATGGGCTGCAAGTCCGCCATAGGTATCGACCATCAACTTTCTGCCAGTCAGCCCGGTATCAGCCGAAGGCCCTCCTTCAACAAACCTGCCGGAAGGATTAATAAGGACTTCCGTCTCTTCATCAAAAGGAAAATCCTCAAAGCACTTCCACAGTACGTGGGAATAAATATCCCGGCTTAGCTCCTCAGACTCTTTCGTCGCGTCATGTTGGATTGATATGATGATTGTTTTAATGCGCTTTGGCTTTCCATCTTCATACTCCACGGTGATCTGCGCTTTGCCATCTGGCTTGATGCCCTTGATAAGTCCATCGTGACGAACCTGATCAAGTCGTTTTGTAATACGGTTTGCTAAAACCGCTGGAAGCGGGAGCATCTGCCTTGTTTCATTGGTAGCATAACCGTACATCGTCCCTTGGTCTCCGGCACCTAAGGTGTTATACCAGGAAGTGTCGCCACTTCTTGATTCCAGGGCATTTCCTACTCCATTTGCGATGTCCCGACTCTGTTTGTGCACGTAAACAAAAATGAGATACTTCCACGGATTGTATCCAACCTTCCGCAGTGTATCTCTCACAATCATTCGAATATCGATTTTACCGCTACAGGTGATTTCGCCCGCCACGATTATCTTACCTTTTGTAGCCATTACCTCGCAGGCCACGCGAGAGCCGCGGTCTTTCCACAAACAGGCGTCCAAAACACTATCTGCGATGAGATCACAGAGCTTGTCTGGATGCCCTTCGCACACACTTTCTGCTGTTAAGAATTTATTCTCCATATCATTTTCCTTTCCGGGCGCTTAGTAGGCGCTCCATTAAATCATCTTGTGGTGTATAGTTCGAGCAATCAGTAAGGCTGTTCTCACGAACGATTGCGAAAATTTGAGCCCATAAACTATAGGTTTGTTTAGAGAAGGATTGCGCCATGCTCACGTAAGGTGAAGCAATCGGTGCACCTGTTGTTGGGTGCTTTGCCAGAAGACCATATTCAGAAATAGCCTGTTCACACTGAATCCAGCGAGCAGCGCTCATAGAGTATTGCTCAATCTGCTGCTTGGGCACCAGATGACTGCATTTGTGTTTTATAAGCCATCCCCAGGTGTCTGTGTAGATCTCATTGGCTATCAAGGGATGCCCATTCTTTTGGGAAGCCGACAACCAATCAGCGGGCTTTGGCATTTCTGACCCTGTCTCAGAGTCACCTTCAGGCAAAGGTACAATTTGAAGATTGCGCGATTTTCCATCCTGTATTTTATCCGCTAAAGCCTTTCGCGGCCTGCCACCTACACCTGGCTGCGGACCTCTTTTACCCATGTATTCACCTCCGATCTGAATGAGGGGGTTAATACCCCCAAAACTTATGAAAAAATTCACACGACACCCTACGCCCGTTCCCCAGCAAAAGAGCCCCAGAGATTTGATCCCCCCTACCGGTCGTGCCAGCGGTCGCCATCACGAGCTGTGATGGATGAATGGCAAGGCGTACAAAGAGCTTTGAGGTTCGATTCATCATGATTACCTCCGCGTGCGAGCGGAAGGATGTGATGCACCTCGGTAGCCGGTGTCATTTTCCTATTCTTTACACACTCTTCACAGAGCGGTTGCGATTCAATGTATCTGTCACGTATGCGCTTCCATGCCCGTCCATATCGCTTTCGGGTTACCGGATCACGATCGTACTTCTCATAGCGGGAGGCCTCCTGCTTGGCGTGCTTTTCACAAAACCGGTTCTCTGTCAGCTCAGGACAACCGGGATGAGAGCATGGTCGTTTTGGTTTTCTCGGCATAAAACACCTCCTTTAGGGCATAAAGAAAGCCCTCGCGGTATTTTCCACGAAGGCTCTTTGCAGCTTTCCATAATACTATTCTAGTACGGTTTTTTGTAAATTGCGTCCGCTATTTGTCCACTCCTAAATTCCATATAGGAGTAGTGTCAGCTGACGCAGAGCATCTTCCTTTTTCTTGTACACCCAGGAACGTTCAATATGTAGCTGTTCACTTACATTTAGAATTGCCTCCGTCTTTGTAATATCTCGGACAAAGAATTCATTCAGGATAAATTGCGAATCCTCATCGAGATTCTCCCAAGCGGGCTTGAACCATTTCATGTACTCCAAGGCCTGTCTATAACGTTCCTTCAACACATCAATCTCATCAATACCAAAAACCAGACGGTCCTCTATCGCTTTAGGATTGTGAGCGTTGGGCATTCCGGTTGGAACCGAACTCCTCGGTGATTCTATCTTTTCATGAATGGTAGCGATGTCTTCATCAGTATGCTCAATTATATATTCCATGTTGCTGTAATCCTTGAGCGCATTGATCGCTGCCATCTTTTTATCTAGGTAATGCCAAACTATATTCATCGCATCGAACCTCCTTTGAATGTTGCTTTAACTGCATCGATAAGGGCTGACTGGGTGTTGTCCTTATCTTTCAATGCTTTCATCACTTTCTCATCTATCGTATCCTTGGCGATAAGATGATGAATAACTACTGTTTCTCTTTGACCTTGTCGCCATAGTCTGGCATTGGTTTGTTGATAGAGCTCCAGACTCCAAGTCAACCCGAACCATATTAGGGTTGAGCCGCCAGCTTGAAGGTTCAGACCATGACCGGCAGACGCCGGGTGTATGACTGCAATCGGAATTTCACCGTTATTCCATCTTTTTATGGAATCAGATCCGTCTAAGGTTTCGACAGCAAATCTTTCTTTGATCCGGGCAAGATCGTGTCTAAACCAATATGCAATAAGGACAGGTTTGCCATTGGCGGCTTCGATCAAGTCCTCTAAGGCTTCCAGCTTTCGGTCATGTATATGAATAGCAGCTCCTTCATCATCATAAACCGCTCCATTAGCCATTTGCAGAAGTTTCCCCGACAGTGCAGCGGCATTAGCTGCTGTTATCTCTTCACCTTTAATCATTGCAACAAGATCCCGCTTCATAGTATCGACTGTATCCATTTCTTTTTCAGATAACCTGACAGAAATCTCGTTCATGACCAGCTCCGGCAATTTAAGATAATCGGAACCCTTCATGCTGATGGTGATGTCAGAAATCATCTGGTAGATCGTTTCTTCAGCTCCTGGTTTTGGTTTATAGGAAAATATAATCTGTTGATTGCGTTTATCAGGGCTAAAGTAGTCTTCACGATATTTCCCTATAAAACGCCCAAGGCGCTGCCCCATATCCAGCAGTCGATATTCAGCCCAGAGATCCATTAGTCCATTTGAGGAAGGAGTACCTGTAAGACCCACAACCCTTTTGACTAAAGGTCTGATTTTCAAAAGGCTTTTGAACCGCTTTGCCTGATGCGACTTAAAGGATGACAGCTCATCGATTACTACCATGTCATAGTCAAAAGGAATCCCACTCCGAGAAATAAGCCATTCAACATTCTCACGATTGATAATGTAAACTTGAGCTTGCTGCCGCAGGGCTGATTTCCTTTGTTCTTCGGAGCCTACAGCAACTGTGTATCTAAGTCCATTCAAATGATCCCATTTTTCAATCTCGGTTGGCCACGTATCCCTTGCTACTCTCAGCGGTGCAATGACCAGGACCTTTCGAATCATAAAGCTATCCAGTGTGAGATCAAAAATGGCAGTCAGTGCAATGACACTCTTGCCTAAGCCCATGTCCAACAAAATGGCTGCAATCGGATGAGTAAGGATATAATCAGTCACATATTCTTGATATTTATGAGGACTGTATTTCATTAAGTATCCCTCCAATCTGCTCCTTCTGGTCTATGCAGAATACTAAAAATCCAAGTGCTTCTAACTGTCTTTTTCGCTTTTCCTGGAGTGGGCGCATTGTTTTACCAGGAGCTTTCACTTCAATAAAGGCCATCTTCCCTCCAGGTAGAAGCACCAACCGATCCGGCATTCCATCAAGACCGGGTGATGTGAACTTTAATGCGAGGCCACTTTTATCTTTCGTTTCTCTTACCAATTTTTGTTCAATAATTTTTTCTCTCATATATCCTCCATGTTCCTCAAATCCAAAAAGACTCTATACGCGCGCAAACGTGCGTCTGCAGGTGTTGTATCTTCTTTTCTTATAGAATTATTTTTAATAATGATTTTAGGAACACTGGTACACTTGCCATTTCGCCCCCTGCTTTTTCAGGGGCTGACGCCCGTTCCGATGTGATGTACCGAAATGCATTTGTGGGTTCATCGGAACGAGTCATGTCAGTTCCCAAAGAGGTGGTGTTCCCAATGTTCCAAACTTCATCATGGGTTGGGAACATACAGCCACTGTGGCCCATAAATCGGGATTCGCTCTTTTTTCACCAGACCACTCCAGCCACCGATCCCCGCCATGATCGTTGAGATCTCATTTCCGTCAAGCCTTCGCATGTTAGCACGATCTTTTCCGAAACACTCACACCAGATTTCCATGTTGGAAACCGATGTTCGCTTTCGTACTCCGACACGATGGCTATCTCCGAACTCTGAACCACTTATGAAGTTTCGACGCTCAAAGGTGTCCATGCTATTCCAGTCCTCTGGCAAAAGGGTGTCAAGGTAATCGCGCACAAGCCCTTCACGCTCATCGGATTCCATGGCTTCCCGTTGTTCATCTTTGGCGAGCTTTTCAAGACTCGCGTCAAGGTACAGTTTTTCACCAGCCTTGGTGTATACCAATGTCTCAGCCCATATTTGCAATACTTCTTCTTGTGTAAGCTGCCAAGAATGTTTTCTTCCGTTACCGGGAGTTTTTATGGGCCAGAAGCGTCGATTGCCCGTAGTGTCCCTCAAGTATCCCTTCTCTGCATTTGTGGTTCCGAAAAAGACACATTGCCTCAAGTGAGGAGTTGCCCTTCGTCCAAAGCTGGCACGATAGATGTCGTTCTGGCGTGATAGAAAGCTTCTCAGCGTTTCCACTTCCGCTTTTTTCAGCCCGGCTAGTTCTCCGATCTCAAGTATCCAATAGCCCTGCAGCTTCTCAGCGGCGGTTTTGTCCTTTGTATCTGAAAGGCTCAGCGAGTCAGAAAACCACTCACCTCCTAGTTTGGCTATGAGCGTGCTTTTCCCAACGCCCTGCGGACCATTCAGAACCAGCATGGAATCAAACTTACAGCCTGGATTCATAACACGGGCTATGGCTGCACAAAGAGTCTTTCGGGTTATAGATCTCACATAGGGATTGTCAGAAGCCCCGAGATAATCGATCAGTAAAGTGTCAACGCGATGTATTTCATCCCACTCAGGTAATGAATCAATGAACTCTCGGATCGGATGATAGGAACGGTCGTCAGTCACCTTTGCTACCGCGATGTCATAATTACGGGCAGAGAAAGTACCATAGTGGGTATCGATGTAACTGACAAGCTGCGCATCATCTGCATCTCTCCAAAACCTTGAAGGATGTGTCCAGGGAACGTCGCCTTTGATTTCCAGATTGTCAGAGAGCTGATTGAACACAATACCTTTTAGGTTCAGATCATTTTCGATTATGAGCGTGAGGTTTCTTAGTGTGTTTTTTACAACACCTGTCTTTTCTAGTTCAAGCTGCTTCTGCCAATCTTCATCTTCAAACTCGCTTTCAGCCTGCGTCCTACGCTCCTCTGCAAATTGTTCCTTCACACGTTCATCTTTTATTGCTAAATCGGACATTGCTTTGTAGGATGGATGTTTGCTTGGCGGTGTATCTTCAGCAACCTTATCATCTAAATCACGGAATCTATGGACACGAACAAGGTCAAAAGCATTGAGGAGCTTCCCGCAGGCAGGATCAGTGGCATGGTGGCTGTATGCGAATTTCACGTCATAGATCACTAGTCCGGCTGAAGAGTCTGCAGGGGTATAATCATAGCGGCCATTCATTGCACTTGGTTCATATATTTCCTTCAGGAAGGTATCGATGGCTTCTTCAATGGTATAAGCTCTGCAAAATGCACCGACAACACCTTCCTTGGAAAGTGGATCTGCCTGTTGGGTTATCTTTCGCTGGACCACCTCCGACTGCCGAGATGATACCGGCCACGTAGATGTATCGCGCCAATCAGCGTATTTGGAAAGATACAAATCGGGATCAAGCAAATCTCCGTCTATTTCTTTGAATACAAACTCTCCATCGGAGGGTGTAGATGGCCAATACATCAGCCTTGATGGTTCATAGGTGGTGTCGTCGAACAGATCGATTCCTATTTCCTTTGCCACCATGCGCCCCAGTGCCGGATATTCATCTTCACTGACTTCACGTGCTAATGGAATAAGTAGTCTGAGCCTTGGAGCATTAGGTGTATTTTTATGAGTTGAGTAGATGCAGCATTTAAAATCGTGCAGAGTTTCAATCTGGTCCCAGATTCCTGGCTTTGCATAGTCCATATCTAGAGTCAGCATAGAACGACTTAAGACAAATCCATTTCGACGCTTACCTTCACGAAGAGCACCTCCAACAAAACCACCTACATCTTTTATGGAGTCTTGTTTGGCACGACTCAACTTGCGAAACTCGGATACCGTTTCTGTAGTCCGTATGGTTGTCATAACTCGGGCGGTAAAATCCTCCCAAGTTATGTCTTTGTTCTTCCATTTCTTATCCATACGGCTGTTACCAAACGCTATTTTCATATTTTCTGCACCTCCTTACAGTTTTCGGTGAAGTATCTGATGGTCATACGATGCTTCGTTGCTTTATCGATTTCGGTCCTCATCCCGCTTGAAATATGACTTCCAAACACCCATAGCTCATTACACTTTCTAAGCCAGACCATGCCGAAGAATAATCCCAATTTCCTTTCATCCGGATCATGATCATCCATTACCTGCGGGTAAAGCAGATGAGGAGCGAAGGGTATCGCTCCTTTATCCACCGCAAATCTTAAGTATTTTCTGGCATTCTCAAGATTGATTTTTATATCTCCGGCAAAGGGTGAGCATATGAACACGCAAGGTCTATGGCTTTTCGCTTTTTCTTCTCGTTCTAAATTACCCAGAGCTTCTGCGGCTGTTGGATCTGGGTAGCCTTCTGCGTTGTACTTGTCCATGGCTACACCACCTCGAAACTTGATTCTTGCTCGATCAGCGGGAATATGCCATGTGATTTCAGCAGTTCATAGATGAACAAACGTCCCTTTTGAGTCCAGTAAGTATGAACCTTTGAGTGCATGCTGCCGTCACCGCCTGGATAGCTATGAGTCTTGGTTGCGGTATATCCATGCTGAGCATGTTTCTGATAAAGAAGCCAGATATTACCCTGACGGAATTGGACCCCCAGATCATGAAGATACTCATTAAGCCAGCGACCAGATTTTCCATAATCCTTAGCAATCGCGGTGATGGCCACAGCATCCTTACAGTTTAGGACCACATCGTAATAGCTTGCCTTAGGCTGCATTTCAGCAATCTGTTGTTCCTGAATGCTGATGTTTGCAACCAGAGCAGCATTTCTTGTCCGCTCTGCTTTAAGTTCCTGCAAAGCCCTGATCCAGAGGTCTGGGTTTGCAAGCAGCTCATCCGCCGCATAGAGTCCATGTTTTCGGATAGACGGCAGCACTTCATGGGTAACCCAGCGCTTGAACTTCTTAGCTTCCGGTTTTCGGGAAACCAAGATTATGTTATACAGACCACTTTCATTGATAATGGATACTTCTTGCCTTCCTCCAAGGGTGTCGATAATGTCGACTCCCTTTTCATCGTTATCCAGGCGTGCCATAACATCACGACTGTTCCCGATTTCAAGCACTGAACACACATCTTTCAGAACCCACCAAGGGTCTCCATTCTTCAAAACTGTTCTGACCGTACTTCCCTCGTAGTTAAATTTTTTTAAATCGTTCATTGTGAACCTCCTGCTATAGTTGTAAGGCGGCATAGACTGCCCTCAGCTATATGCAAAAAAAGAGAGGGCTTCGAACCCCCTCAAATTAATCTTTTTTATATTATCCTCAGGTTTGCATTATCCTCAACTTTGTCAAGAGTGGCCTATTTGTAGTAATCCTCTGTATAAATGTTGTTGATAATATTTAGATGCATATCCAATGTAGTGACTATTTTTCAACAATTGAAGTGTAAAAGATATATATTAAATTAGTTATAATGATACCGTAACTCTGGTTAATGAGCTGATACGGTCGAGGAACCAATCTGGGAAAACAACTAGGATGAATTTGCAAAAGACTGTGATATTAGATAAATAGCAACTTTATTATCCTCTGCTTTTGTGAAACAAACATTGTATAATACACCATTTTTGTAATAGTTGATGATAACGTAAACCTGAGGATAATATAAAAAATCCTGAATTCAGGATTTTTTATAAAAATTACATTCATAACCATCAGCGCGGAGCAAAAGGCCTTTAGCCCAAGGCGGTGTTTCTCCCATAATGGAGCAGACACCTTGAACTGATGTTTCAACCGGTGCCTCTATTACCGCTTCGTCGTGGACATGCATCACAATCTTATGGCCTGCCTGGTCCAAACACCGCATAGCATAACAGAGAATATCTCTGGCAATTGCCTGCACGATGTTTTCCACGAATTTGGGACCATAGCTATCGATGCGTTCCCATTTCTTCGTCGAACCCACACCTTCATAAGTCACCGACTCGCTGCCAAAGCTGTTAACTCCCATTCGAGGTTTCACATAAGTAAGCTGTCTGCCTGACGGAAGCCTAATAAGCAGCATTCCACTGCAGTATTCAAACTGGATGCTGTGTGTTTCCGTTCTGGTTTTCTCTTTGACAGCTGTCTTCACTGAACTATCGACATCCCACCAAAGCCTTACAATGTTAGGGTTAGCGTTTCGCCATGCAGATACAAGTGGCTTTAATTCTTCCTCGGAAAGGCCCATATCGAGTGCTCCCATCGCCTTCAGCGCACCTGCAGATCCACCGTAGCCCAGAGCCAATTCCGCAATTTTACCTTTCTGCCGCAGTGGACTTCCTTTTGTAATTTCTTCAATAGGAACTCGGAACATCTGCGCTGCTGAGGCTTCATAAATCTTGCCATGTGTAGCAAACACATCATTTCTCCATGATTCGCCCGCCAACCATGCAATAACCCTTGCTTCAATGGCACTAAAATCTGCAACGATGAATTTGCATCCTTCCTTAGGTACAAAGGCAGTCCGGATAAGCTCAGATAAGACGACAGGGATTGAATCGTAAAGTACCTCCATGGCATCAAACTGTCCTGCTCGAACAAGGCTGCGTGCTTGCTCCAGGTCCAGCAGATGGTTCTGCGGGAGGTTTTGAACCTGAATCAAACGCCCAGCGAATCTCCCTGTTCTATTGGCACCATAAAACTGCAAAAGCCCACGAGCACGACCATCGGAGCAGACAGCATTTTTCATTGCTGTGTATTTCTTGACGCTGGACTTGGCGAGTGCCTGTCTTAGCTCCAGAACTCGGCTTAATCTTTCCGGTGCGGTCTGTAATAGCTCTTTCACCGATGCTTTATCCAAGCTTTCAGTTTCCAGACCGTTTTCTGCAAGCCATGCTTTCATCTGAGCGACTGAGTTTGGATTCTCCAGATCTGTCAGATCACGCATTGCCCCAGTGAGTTGTGCTTTTGATTTCTCATCACACTTTATTGCTTGTTCTACAAGCTCCATGTCCAACTGGATACCGCTGTCATTGATCTGCTGGTCCAAGATGTAATTCTGCCACTCGTCCTCCGGCATGGGGAACTTCTCAAGTCGCGACTGTATCGCCATCTCGGCTTCGACGTCGCGGATATTATAGGCTTTGAACCTCGCCCATTTATCTGCTGCATGTTCCGGCAGGTTTCTCAAGCGACCACAATTTGCCTGAGTGGGTTTGCATGGAATTGAAAAGTACCGGATCAAGTCTTTACCTTCTGTCAATTTCTGCTTGTCAGCTCCTGTGACCAGCGCTGCACCTTCCAGAGATAAAGGCAAACCGAGGTAAGCAGACCATGCCATCGTGCAACGCCAAGAATCAGGCTTCAGCCATCTGTCAAAATATCGGGACAAGCAGACCCTCTCAAACTGAGCATTGAATGCCCATTTTGTAACGCTCTCATCGAAGATCGCATTTCTTATGCTTTCCGGTAGCATTTCACCACTCGCAAGATCGATCACCTGAACTGGTCCGCTATCGGTACTATAACTAAAAAGCAGAATCTCAAAATCAGGAGCTTCTGTATAGCGATAGACCCCGCTTTTAGCGAGGTCCACACTACTATATGTTTCTATATCTATATTGAGCTTTATCATGATAAGAAATCATCATCTACATCTGTGCTAAAATCGTCAGCGGCATTTGTTCTGCCACCCAGCGGTTCACCATCACGGATTTTCTGGATATTGCCGAGGCCACAGGCGATTCCTTTATTACCATTGGAGTTGAAAGCATAGAAATTGATGCTAACCCTCGCATAGATGCCGGAGTAAACCTCAGAGCGATCAAGAATAGGATTGACGTTTTTATCGACGACCTGTGGTGCAGTATTGCTATTAGCGTTGATGAAGTAGCTGTCGGCATAGGCTTCATCATCAGGACGATCGATGTCTCCATCCCTGAGGGGAAGCTTGATCGCAGCCTTGTTCGGAACCTTGCCTCCAAATTTGCCTTTGCCCTCTTCTATGGCTGCATCGATTGCTCCATTGATTGCAGAGAGCGTCTTCACATCGCTTTTGGGGATGATCAGGCTTACACTGAATTTTTCAGCTCCACCATTGATAGATTTGGGTTCCCATACATTGGCGTAGGACAAGCGGACGATACCGGTAATTACTTTTGTAGGGCTCTTTCCAGGATTGGAATTTGTTTTATTTGCTGTGTTTGACATAATATTAAACCTCCATAAAATCATTTTTTGCTGTTGATGTATTTATTTCCGGACGCTTATCCGATACAGGAACCAGCGTCGGTTTCCCCGTTGGCTTGATGACCAGGCTTCCAAGGATTTCATTGAATTTGGGTTTGCCCATCAGCTTTTCCATTTCGGTAATGGTGATGAGACTCTGCTTGTAGATATCGCGATATCCGGCTTCTTTCGCCGTCTCAGCGACAGCTTCATCGTCAGTGTACTTGCGGTTGGATCGGCCTTCGACCACCTTGTATCCCGGCCAGTGTTTGCCATGATTCACAGCCGTATCTGTGGCATAGGCCATAATTTCATTAGCCCAGTTGGTCAGATCGCCGATTGATGAAAGTATCTCTGCGATTTCTTCATCAGAAAGCAAAGGCGGCAAGGCAAATTCGAACGCAGCAAGTTTCATTTTGGATTCTGCTCTAGCCCGGCACTTTACTGCTGCCCTACAGAATTGACACCACTCGCCGGGGCAATACCGACCATCCCCTGCAAAAGCCAGCTCTGCTATAGGCTTGAGAATTTCCTCCGCCCACTGATACAGGCTTTCCTTAAAAACCGTGAACGTACTGACATTTTCCCGGCGGGGTTGGTAAATAGTCATGGCCACTGTGTTGATGTCGTATATGCCATCGAAAAGTTCTAGTGCACCTAATGCATAGAGCTTCATCTGAGGATTGTCCTCTGCGTTCACAAGAACGCCCTGTCCATACTTGAAGTCAATAATATGAAGTGTTCCATCGGCTATAATCAAACTGTCGCCAGTGCCAAACCCGTCAGGCACATATTTGGTGAAGTCCAACCTCTGCTCAATCAACACGAGCGGGTCATTGCAGGACTGCTTTGCCTGATCGATGATTTCAAGGATAAACTCCACATAACCATCGGTATAGGAATCCATCTCATCGGAATCGAATGTGGAAACTGGCTTCTTGGACCTCATTTTCAACGCTCGACGAAGCTTGTGCTCACAGAGTTCATGTGCCGCTGTTCCTTCAGCTGCAGCAGATCCGCTTTTGTCATCAAACTCAAGCTCCAGCCTTGCCGATGGAGTACAATTCATCCACCGATGCGCCCCGGATGCTGAGAGTATAGCGTGCTTACTCATTTCAGCCCCTCCGCATCCGCAAGAAGCGCGGCATACTTTACCGGATCAATTTCACTAAGCTTCGATGCGCCATACTTCAAAAGGAGTGCTCGTACTTCAGTCGTGAAGCCTTCATGGCTCTTTCCAGCCAGAACCGCTCGTACTTCTTCAAGAGTTACTTTCTTCACTTCAGGTTCTTTTTCTGGCTCAGGCATCTCTGACTGCTGAGTTTCTGCTGACTCGTTTTCCATGATTGCTTCAGCTACTGCCTGAACGCTGTCAGCTAATGAACGTAGATCCGACACCACATCTAGAAGAAGTTTAATTTTGCTCATTCTCCGCACCTCCTTCCCTGATCTCTTTGATCTCCACCGTATTCACTGAATCTCCGGGGGTGATCACAATAAGGCTTACCTTTTCGCCGAACAGCAGATTGAGCAGTTTACTGCGGATCGTCTGTCTGCTGCTTTGCAAAACTGGACTTCGTATACCTCCGGGTTTTGCCACATTGATCGTTACCTTGTGCTTAAGGCTCATTTTCTGTCTCCTTTCCGGAGGGACAATTTCCTGCCCCTCATCGATATGCGAAAAAGAGGGTTCTTTCGAACCCCCCTATTTAGAAGAAATATTTCTTAAGTTTTTCTTGAATCTTTTTAAGGCGATTACGAATGGCCGCTTCTGTCACACCTTCTTCTGCGGCAATATCTGTGTTGGTGCGCTTGTCCAGATACACCTTCTTAAAAAGCTCTTTCTGTTGAGGCAATAAGCACTCCATAGCTGCGGTCAGCTTGTCCAGATAGGCTTGATGTTCTTGTTCCTCTTCATTGGTTATGTATAACGCCTCTGGATTTACGCTATCATCAGCGAGATATTTGTTGCGGTCATCTGCGGCTTCGCTCTCACCATCTTTATAAGCATCTAAGTGTGCAGGTACACGGTATTCATACCGACGCTGCTCGTCCACTTCCGTGTCGTCCATCGTATGCAACAGCTCGATGTCAGCTTCTGTGACACCATTTTCTCCGGGTGTAATCACGATCTTTGTGCCCTCTGAAGTGTAGTAAATGTAATTAATACGGCTCTTTTGGCTGGTCTTAAAATTTCTTGACATAGTTTTGGCTCCTTTGGTTTTCAAAATTTGGCTTTGAAAAATCCGCAGGAGCCGAATCGATCCGTAGAACGAAAAAGACGGCCAGGATAGTCCTCTGATATGAGAACTAATCCTGGCCGTCGTGCAGCTCTGCGGATTTTATATTCAGTTGATTAATGCCTTATGCTGCGCAGACACCGCTTTCTACATGAAAAGCAGAATCATTTAATCGAGTGACTAATGTCACAACACCTTCACGTTCAATCCTCAACGTTCCTCCAACAGGAATTTGAGTACTGGTTTTGCATCGTTTATATGCAACTTCAACAAGACCTGTGGTTGCGTCTCCCTTACAAGCAATACGACCATTACAATCGCGAATCTCTTCCATGGATTGTCCTCCTTTTCATCGAGTATGGCTTGTCTGACCATCTATTTAAATTTTACTGATTCGGACACGGTAAGTCCTCGGCCACAACTCCGCTGACACTCCGCTGTAACTCAGCAATTTCCATTTCTTTTTTTTGCAAAACATAAACTCAGCGTTTGCTGAGTCAGAATCAGCACATTTAGATTTCTGATTGAAATTCGCTTAGTAATTTGCTAAAATAGTAAAGACACGTCTTTTAATACCGTCCAGTAGTGCTTGGAGGCGATAAAATGGCATTTAGTTATAACAAACTTTGGAAACTTTTAATTGATAAAAAGATGATGAAAAAAGATTTAATGGCGAAGACGAATTTGACATCGACAACGATGGCGAAAATGAGTAAAGACTTGCCAGTAAGCATGGATGTGTTAGCCAGAATCTGTAAGGCACTTGATGTCAACATTGGCGATATTGTTGACTACGTCAACGACGATAATCCAACTATCTAAATTCATTGAAAGGGGGCGCAATCTATGAAAAAGCTGTGCTTTGGCACTTATGCAACAATTTTGAAGCTTTGCAAGGCAAAAAGCGTTACACAAAAGTGGTTGTGTGGTACCGTACTGCTTTCTGTTGCGCCTAGTTATGACGTTCGTACCGATGACGGCACTACTTCAGATTTGATACTTGGCAAAAAAAATCTATCGCCCAATGTGACTGATTTTGCTCCGACAGCAGATGCTCGTACTACCTCAAATTACTTTAAGCAGAACATCCTTCCCTTGTTGGATGGCAACAAAAAGAGCCTCATCGTTCTTGCCTTGAAGGATATTATTGCTTCTGACAATACAATCGAGCCCGACACAATTGTCGAAAAAGTGAATGGCATGACAAAGGAAACTATTGCAAGACGTGATGCTTTTGTTTTAGATGACTTTCTCGCAGGAATTTTTCTTTATACGGTAGTCAATGTTGAAAACCGAAATTGCGAAGAAAGTGTAAAAGAGATAACCGAAGAATATATACAATTCTTTGACGCCCAAAAAACGAGCATAAGCTTCCTTACGGCATATAGTAAATTCTCTATAGAAACCGCCGATGAAATTGCAATTGACACTCGCTCTTTGGTGTTACTAACAGAAACGGGCGGTAAATGTCAAAAATGCGGTAGACTTTTGGGCATAAAAAAAGAAGGCAACGACGTTAACTACGCTAAGGTCGTTCACCTTTCCGAAACTGAGGACATTATATTATGTGTTGACTGTGAACGCGAAATACAAAGTGCCTCCGAAGAAGATAAATTGGCTTTGCTTTCAGATAAGCATGACCTGGAAATTCTTATGGTAGCAAGAGATGCAATGTCACGGTACACGTTAGAAAAACAAATTGAAGATGTGCTTCGTGAAGTCCACTTGATGGATGTAACAAATGATACACGACTCAGAATTAAGCCTGTCAAGGTTGAGAATAAAATCACTGAAAAGCGTTTGAAAGAACGAATACTTCTAGATGTCAGGCAGTTGTATGAAGGCGTCAATAATTCATTAGATCGATTGTCCGGAGAAAACAAACTGAATGTTGACACATTTGCCAAGAACGTTAAGCGAATGTATGAGGATGCTGCTGAAACCCTTACATCCCAAAGCGATATCTACAACCTGCTTGCTGAAACATTGTTTGAAAAAAATGGCTATAAATATAGGGAGGCCTGCCAGATAATAATCTCCTATTTCGTGCAAAGATGTGAGGTGTTCGATGAGATTACCAAATAAAGTTACAAACTATTCAAACAGCGTCATTGGCCGCTTTCCAGATATTTTAGAGGCCTTGACACAGCGGGATATGTCCCCTAAAGAGCTGTATGAGCTAACCACGTCAGGCAAAAAAAATATGGGCGATTTTCTAAACGCTTTAGACTGCCTGTTCGCATTGGGAAAAATTGAACTAATCGAGGAAGGGAGGGTGCTGCGCTATGTTGACCGAAATTCAATGCAATAA